CGACGAATACCGGCATCGTGTTCGCGTATCTGGCAAGCAAGTGGCGTGAAGTAGCGAGGACTTAACATGGCGATTGACTGGGGCAAGCTGTTTGAAAAGAATCTCCCGACCGGCCTCATGGCGGGCCTGAGCCTGCTCGGGGGTGATGAAACTGACCAGCCCACCGATATGCGGGCCGACTACCGCGGGACGGGTGCGGATGGCGTCCGAACGATGACGAACCACATCGGGGCGATCGAGAACCTGATGAAGGGAATCCAATCCCGGGGGCCCGCCACGCTCGGGAACTATGACAAAGCTGGACAGAGGCTCGACCTCAACAACCAGCCGACGGGTGAGGTGGGGAAGGCCCAATCCCCCGCAAGCTCATTCCCCGACATCTTCGGCTCACTTGGCCGGGTCGCGCAGTCGCGCGCCCCTCTCGCATCGTCGGTGAACCCGACCCAGGCGACGAACGAGGCTGAGCTGAACCAGATGAACGCCAATCTCAAAGGCGAGCAGTGGTATCAGGACTTCTTCAACCAGCAAGGGATCAACCCGAACAAGGTCAAGCTCTCCGACACGCAACGGGAGCAGCTTACCCAGATCGCCGCGATGAATGGGATCAAACTCGGTGATAGGATGAAGTTCGACCAAGCCGGGAACATGAACCAGAAGGGTGGATGGGCTGGAATGAGCCCGTTGATGAAAACCCTCCTCGGCGGTGCAGCCGCCGTCGGCACGCTCGGTATCGCGGCTCCGGGAGCATTCGGGGCGCTCGGTGGATTGCTCGGTGGTGGTGGTGGATCCGCCGCTGCTGGTGGGGCTGGATCGGCTGTTGCTAATCAAGCTCTGAGTGGCGGATCGGAGTTTCTGGTGGATCAGTTCGCCAACAAAACCCGTCGGCGGAATCCAAGAGGTTAATGATGGCAACACTCCGCAATCCCTACGCAGGTTACGAGGACGACTACAACCAGATGCCGGAGACGGATCCCAGTGGGGGGATGCCGCAACAGCCGGCTCAGCCCGAGGCACAGGCTCCCGAGCCCGCACCCCTCCCACAAGCCCCGATTGTGACGGGAGCCCCTGCTCCCCAGCAAGCCGGGGGATGGGACCTGGAACGCTTCAGGAAAGAATGGACCGCGCCGGGGATCGGGTCGAAAGTCGGTGCGGGTGAGCTGCAAAAGTTCATCGCTGACCATCCCGAATTCACTCAGGGAGCCACACTGAGCAAGTCCGGTGACGCGCTGTTTAAGGATGGCAAATTCGTCGCGGATCTGATCGCCGATGTCGGAGGCAAAAACACTCGCGGGTTTCTTGACCACATCGGATCGAACGGCAAAGCCCGACCCCCGAAGGCTCCGAAGGCTCCGAAGGGTGGTATCAACCCGCCCGGTCCGGGAAATCTCCCGAAAGCTCCCGCTGGTCCTGCCGCGGGGCCTGCACCCGGCCCAACAGCGGCTCCGGGCCTAACTCCAGCTCCGAGCTTGACCCCGGATGTAGAATCGAACCAAGCGAAGATCATGGAAACGCTCAAAGCTCTGATGGGCGATGGCGGGTTCAACTCCGGCGCGGTGACGGCCCGGATCAGCGCCGCGGATGACGCCCTTAACCGAGGCCGGAAATCCCGCCTTGCGACCAACAGGGCCGCCCTTGCCGAACGCGGCTTGCTCGGCTCGGGGGCCGAGACTAGCTCGCAGAACCGGATGGAAGGCGACTTGTACGACTCCTACGCGGGAGCCGTCCGGGACATCCACACCAACGAGTCCGAACAGGCCGATGCCCGGAAGATGCAGGCCATCCAAACCGCTACGGGGATGACCGCTGAGCAGGCCCGGAACATCGTTGACCAGTTCAATGCCACCACCGGGCGGATCGGCACGGAAGGGAACCTTGCCCTCGGTAAAGGCCGTCTCGGCCTGGATACCGAACTCGGTCGGGGCAACCTAGCCCTCGGCAACAAGCGCCTGTCCCTCGATGAGCTCCTCGGCAAGGGGCAGCTTTCTCTTGGCAATCGCAACGCCGGGATCCAGGAACGGCTCGGGCAAGGCAATCTCGACCTCGGCTGGGGGAACCTCAACCTAAACCGCGACCAGTATTTGAGCGGTGAGTCAAACCAAGACTACGACCGGATGATCGAACTCCTTAAACTTTACGGAAACGCTGCTAACACCACAGGACGATAACAATGGCAAGAGCTAAAGAAGTAGATCAATACGGTAACGAGATCGAGGAAATCGGTGGAGGGGATCCCTCCTCAAACCTCCCCGCGGGTGTCGAATACGCTGGTGGGCCTGGGATGAGCCCGGCACCGGATGACTCCGAGTTGGTTGACCCGCTTGTTGACCTCGGCGGATCCGGCGCAGCCGGGAGTGAATCGCCTCGTGATCGCGGTGGGCTCGGAAGCGCCGATACCGGATCACGTGGGCATGAAGGCCCCCGTGATCGGGGTCGCAAACGTCCGCCGACGATCAACCCACCCGCTGCTCCAAGGCCGGAAGATCCCCCGATGGTTCCGGGGCCCCCGGGTGGTCCTTCTGGAGCACCGCCTCAGTCTCCCGAACCCAATCCCCAGCCGGGTAGACCCGGGTCTGTTGATCCCCCATCTTCTCCGGTGTTCGGTGGCTCGTCCAAGCGTCGCGCCCCGGCACTGTTCGGCTCGATGGGCGGCTTGCAGGGCGGCGGGCTTGGTGTCCCGATGGAAGCCAGCACGGGTGATGAATCCGATCCGATGGCCCTGCTGAAGAAACTGATGGGAGAGTAACGTGGCAAAGCTGCGTCGTCTTGGCAATATCGCGGAGATGTTCCTCAGAACCCATCTCGCCGATCGCGCGAATGAGCAGGAATCGGAGCGCGTGAAGCAACGGCAGTTGGAGGTCGCGGGCTATAACCGTGACGCCATCGCGCAACAGGCTGAACAGGATCGAATCAAGGAATTCCTCTCAGCAGGGTTGAAGGATCCCAAGCAGTTCGAACTGATGGACCGCGCCGGAATGATGATGGGGGATATCGCCCCCAAGTCCTTCCGACCAGCGGATGAGAAGATCCTCGCCCAGCTCGGGGCGGGGTATGCCACGGCGAAGGAAGATGAACTCCCGACAGACCTGGGGATCGAAAACCAACTCCGCACCCAATGGGGTGGTGAGGAGATGGCGAAGAATCCCAACAACCTCCTCCCACTGATGAATGCCCGGGATTCCCGTCAAGCGTCTCTTGAGGGCCTTGCTACGACTCAGGCGGAGCGGAAGGGTGAGGAATCGCGCCTCACAGCCTACGGAACCGCCACGGGGAATGAACAAGCCGATGCCGAGAACTTCCCCGCTAAGCTTGAACGGGACTTGGAAGCCTATCGGCAACAAAGCCCCCTCGAAGCCCAACGTGCCGGGATGACGGCGGGAGCTAGTGCTGCGGCTCAGCAACCGTATCAGATCCAAATGGAGCGGCTTCGCCAGGCTGATCGTCTGGAGATGGAGAAAGTCAAGCGCGCCGATGAACGTGCCAAGCTTCCTCCGGGACTGGCTGAGAGAGTCGCGGGAGCGGATAGCTCCCTCGATGTCCTTGATGAGCTTGAGTTACTCTTCAACACCAAGGACGTAAGCTCGATGGTCGGACCAGCTGAAGGCCGCGCACGGGCACTCGCACAAGCCGTGCCGATCCTCCCGACAGATCCATCCTTCAATACCTTCCTCGCCAACGAAGCGACACTGACCAACTCGATGATCAAATCGATCACCGGCGCTCAGATGTCCGAACCCGAAGCGAAACGGATCATGAGGCAGATCCCCTCCCACAAGGATAAGCCCGAAGTCTGGGCCGCAAAAGCCCGGGCGACGAGGGAAAACTCCATCATGCTTCGGAACAAGATCATCGAAATGAGCGGGTCTACCCTCCCCTTGACTGAGATGCCGGCTGAGCAAGCACCCCCAGCCCCCAACCCACGTCTTGAAGCCGCCCGCGCTAAACTGAGGGCACGATAATGGCCGACACACGACTTACCCCTGAGGATATCGAACTCCTCGTCGAAGCTGGGGATATCACCCAGGACAACATGGCGGACCTCCTCCCGGACATGCGGGACGCTCACATCGCGATCAACGCGATGCAGAAGTATGGCCAAGATCCGATGGGAGCCGAAAGCACCGCCGCTGTAATGGGCGGCGGGCTCGCGTCGAAGCTTGTTGCTCCCGCGATCGGCAAAGCTACCGGTGCGATGAAGAACATCACCTCCGGCATGGGCGGGTTGAAAGGCACTGCGGCCCAGATGGGCGTCGATGCCATCGGGCAATCCCTCGGCCTGCCGTGGTATATCACCGGCCCGATCTCCGCGAAGGTCGGGGGGATGTTCAACAAAGGCCCCGTGTCCGGGCCCAAACCCGCCCCTAGTAGGCACGCAGCGCCCAAGAAGCCTTCCAACCTAATCCGGCAAGGCAACGTCACCAATCCCGGTCCAGGTGGCACAGGAAGCCCGTCAACGCCCTCTAAAGGGGCTAAGACAACTTGGAACCAGGACCCATCCGAGACTCCCAAGCCCTCCGTAGAGAGACGATCCCCCGGCGGGGAACGCTTTGTTCGCCCGAATGTATCCCCTGCGGCTGTGGAAGGGTTCAACAAGCGCCACGATGAGCTCCTCGACAAATTCGGGGGCACGAAGGGGAAAGCCGTCGGGGTCAGGAGCCCGGATAAGGCCCATTCCGGGAGTGGGTTGAAACGCCAGAGCCCCACTGAGGACTTCGATGAGGCCGATAAGCGTGAAGTGATGTTCGGCGGTGCCGGGGATATGTCCAAGCCAAAGGATCGGGGCCCGATCAAGAAAGCTCGCGTGGTGCGTCGTCGTGCCAAGTAATGAGATCCTCATCGCCGCTGCTGGGGCTGTCGGCACCTGGGCCGTCTGGGTTTCCAAGACCGTCAACACCCATCACGCTGTCATCGAGAAGCTAGATAAACTCGTCGATCTACTCATCGAGGAGCGCCTTGCCCAAGCTGCTGATCAAGACCGGCGTCAAGCCGAAGAGCCTGACTATCGCCGCGGCGGTTATAAACACCGTTACTGAGGGCGGGTTCGGGTTCGATCCGGTGATCACATCCGGGAACGACTCCAAGCACATGGCCGGGAGTAAGCACTACACTCATAATGCGCTGGATATCCGAACGTCGAACATCCCCCCCGCAAGCCGGGAAGGGTTCAAAGCGGCGCTCAAGCAACGGCTCGGGACTGACTATGACCTAATCGATGAGGGTGATCACATTCACCTTGAATACGACCCCAAAGCGTGATATAATCACCGATACAATGGAAAAATTCATCGCCCTGTTTGATCTCCACTACGGCTACGAGAACCGGGGTGGGCACAAGGTCAGTCTCCACGATCCAAAGGCACTCAGCGTGGCGACTCAGTTCATGAAAGACTTCCGCCCCGATCACGTCATTCTCGGCGGGGATATGCTCGATTGCGGCGCGGTGAGTCATCACAACAAGGGCAAGTCGGGGCAGGTAGAGGGGCTCCGTTTATTCGCCGATGCGAAGGAGTTACGTGAAGTATTACTCAACCCCATCGAAGGGCTTAAAACCAAGTCCCTCACGTATCACATCGGTAATCACGAGGACTGGCTCAACCAGCTCACCGATGAAACCCCAGGACTCAAAGGCATCGTCGAAGCTGAGAACCTTCTGGCGCTGGATAAGTGGAAGGTGATCCCCCAAGGCGAGCACTCCAAGCTCGGTAAGCTCGTCTTTGTCCACGGCGATCAAGTCAAGGGAGGCGAGCATGTGGCAAAAGCTGCGACAGTTAATTGGGAAGCGAATATCCGCTTTGGGCATCATCACACCTTCCAGCTCTACACCAAAACGAGTCCGAAAGACGCTAACGGCCATACCGGTATGTCTGTGCCTTGTCTGTGCCGGAAGGGACCCTCGTACGGTAAAGGCGCTCCCAATCGATGGATGCAAGGATTCCTCTGGGGGTATGTGAATGGGCCTGAGGGCCTCTTCAACGACTATGCGACGATCATCGTAAACGGGAAAGCGATCATCAACGGTAAGACATACAAAGGATAAGAACATGAAAAGCTGGCTCAAAAGAATGCTCGCAAAAGCTGGTAAATGGATCCTGGAAAAGGCAAAGGAAGAAGCCAAGGAACGGCTCTAATGAGCCCGTCATCCAAACCCTTCGTGGAAGTCAGTTGGTGGGACGCTGAGGACTACCACACGTCCGGTTGGGCTACCCAGGAGGAAACGGAGGACTTTACCAAGAAAGCCTGCCTCATCATCACCCGAGGCTGGCTTGTCTATCGATCCAAGCACTACGTAAGTCTCGCCCGCGATCTCGCCCTCACCGGCGAACCGTATTGGGGCGGAGTGATCAAGATCCCGAAGAAGATGATTGTGGGCCCAATAGTGGTCCTGCCTCTTCCAGGGCCGGTGGGAGGGCCTACTCCCCCCGCATCATCTCTTGACATTCCGCCTCAATCGTGATATAATCCCCACATACCCCCCATCTTGGGGGTCACGCTCACTCCCCGATGGTGGCCGGCTCAATGGGCCGGCCTTTTTTGTATGTAAAGGGCACTCGTATGAAAAAGCTTCGCTACCTGCTGCTGTCCCTCCTGTTGGCCTTGGCTGTTGGATGTGCTGGACATAAGGTCCCGGTTACTGTGGTGGAAAACCTCGCCCCAGGCTACCTTGCCGCAATCAGGCCAGTCCAGTATCTTGGTGAGGGCGGCCAGTCCCTCCGCAATGGGTGTACCGCGAGCTCGATTAACCGCGACGAACACCTTTGGATCACCGCCTTTCACTGCGTGGCCGAAGGGGAGATGTTCATCCAAGCTAGCCCTGCCTTTCTTGTCGAAGGCGACAAGACCACCGACATCGCCGTGATCAGCGTCCCCAACTACACCGCGGGTGGGCAGATCCCGCTCGCCACGGTCGGCCCCAAGTGGCTTGAGCACATCATCATCGCCGGGCACCCGTTCGGGTATGAGGACATCTTCGTCACCCAAGGCTGGGTCGCCAACCCGAAGGCATTCGTTGATGGGATCGAAGGGGTCGCCTTCATGGTGTTCAACGTCGCCGCAGCGCCTGGTAACAGCGGGAGCCCGGTCCTAAACTTGAAGGGGGAGATGGTATCGATCCTCCAGATCGGCTGGAGCCGGGACTTCAGCCCGGTTAGTGCTGGAGCGCCCTTCGCAAACCTGGAATGGTACAAGCGATACTTCAGCGCACCGGCCTTTTCCACAAAAGGCCCGATGAGCTTGGAAGAAATTGAAAATTGGCAACCGGGTAATGATTGGGGCTGGAACGGGAACAAGTAACAATGAGTCAGTGGGGAAGGAAGCGATGGACGAAGCCATTATACATCTCAACAACGTGCTTGACCGCCTTGCGCGGTGGCAGGCAGGTGAAGAGGAAGTCACCCCGGAGACTCTTACCCTGGTGGAAGAAGATATCCGCACAGCGATTGATCTTATTACCCAAACCACATCGCAAATGGGGCCGATGACGGGGAGGATGAATTCCCGGTTACGGACCCCAACTATGGGGGGCTAAGGCTTCGCCCGCCCCCCGGCCTTTAGTTAGGCCAATTCCGCGAACCACTCCCTCCCACAGGCTTTCTCAACCTCATTCCACATCCGGGAGAACACCCCGCCTGGGGTGTGGAACACAACCCCGCAACAAGTCCCCCTCGCGCTCCCTGCCATCATCCTTGCCTGGGCGGGGTTGGAGAGCGTCGATCCACCTTTTGTAGGATCAGATGGGTCCGCGAACTTCTGGGGCTCACCTTGTAGGAGAGCCTTACCACGATACCGATACTCTGGGTGGGCCGTGGCGACCAGATCCGCGCAATACTTAAACCCCTCCGCATTGTGCCCATCACGCGGGCTATGAAAGTCATGCATCCTCTCCCAACCTGGGACGGGACGAAGCTCATTACCAAGCTTGTCATTATACGACCCGCCGCTGAACGCAACCCCCGTCGGTTCCGGGAAGGCGTTCGGGTTATCCGTCGCGTTGGAGTGAGCATACGGCTCATTGACAAGCTCGCCAAGGGTGTTGGATGACTGCCGAAGGGCTACCAGGACCTTGTTGTAATGCGCGACTTGTGTCGCTTGGCCCGGCATGACAATCTGAGTATCAGCGAACACGGTGAAGTAGACATACAAGCCGTAGTAGGAACACAACGCGAAGAAGTTGGGGAGCTCATCGTAGTAACGATCCCCGTACTCCTGGGGATACCAGTGCGAGAAGCTCGACACCATGCCGATAACGCGCACACAATTCGCGCCCATCGCTGATCGCTCTGCCAGTAACGGGCGGATGTCCTCCCCATCGAGGAACCGCTTGTAGAGGAGAAAGTCCGTGACCCCCTTCATAAACCATCGCCCGTCCTCGGTGCGGAGATCATGGCCTTCAACCCAGACCCGCTTGAGCGGGGCCCTGAGCAACGTGATGGTCATGTCATCCCCGTTGAGCGCATCGACAGCAAGAGGCTGGTAGGCCGGCTTGACATCGGATGTGTTCACCCACAGGGTGTAGGGCCGCTCTGGGAAATACGGCACGGGCCAGCCGGTGTTCCCGGCATCGTCCGTGGACACGTCGAAGAACGCACTGTCGCTGTCCTGGCCCTGCTCGGCGATTCGGATACGGATATCAGGCAGAGCCTCCCCGATCGGCCCGCGGACCTTAATTTGACTCATTCTCTATCTCCTTCTGAAGGTTAGCCAAGGCCCGCCACGCGGCTTTAGCACTGTGCCGAACCCCGTCACTATCCAGTTTGCCCCTCTCCAGCAAGTGCCTCCCACACGCGTCAGCTTCGTCCTGGGACTTCGATCTATCCCAGTGAAGGGGTGTGCCTGGGTTATGCTGCTCGTTGCCCTTGTAGGAGCAGTAGGCCACCTCCAGGAGGGCATCGGGGAAGTAGTCCAGCACTCCTGTCACCAATGGCCGTTCCTTCCGCCACTTCGCATCCTTGATCACCTTCCTTGGGCGTTGGGTCAAACCCGCGGCGACATCCCCCAACCGGTGTAGCTCACACACCCACCCAGCTCCCTCATCACATCCGCACGGTTGGGCGCTATTATTCTCCAATCTCAGCCTCGTATCGTTTAAGATATTCGATTGCTCCCTCGATTGTATCAAGCTCCGCCTCCCCAAGTAGCGCAAAGATGTTCCCCCTCGGTCCGACGGTGATGAAAGGGATGTTATTGGCGAGGGCGATCCCCGTCTCGACCGCCTTGCCTTCAGACATCTGGAGGTTAAACACTACCAGGAAGTCCGCGCTGATCACATCCTCGTAGTCCTCAAGGGCTTGATGGCGGATCTCGTCATCGGGCTTGTCACAGCCAGTTGACGACCCACCCTCCCCATGCCTGAACCACCGAGAGGTGATCACATGCCCTGCGGCACCGATCTGCTTAGCAAAGGCCTCGACCTCATCCTTCCTAGCCCAAGGCCCCGCGACGTATACTCTCATTGTGCTCCCTTCCAGAACCCCACCATGGAGAGGCAATAGCAGCCCCAAACCCACACCATCCACGGTTGATTGTTAAGCCAGAATTGAATGCCAATTATAGCATACAGCACGGCAAGGAGCAAGAAGAAAATCGGGTTCATCGCATCGCTCCCCAGCTTGTGCCGACCTTCGCTTCAGTCCCGATGGTCAGGTATTCCCCCATGCCCCAGGACGGGTCAAGGGGCAGTTCCGGGATCGGCTCTTCCATCACAGCCCGGCTTACTGCCAGGCATGTGTCAAGGCCCGCAAGGTCACACTCGCCGAAAATCTCATCATGGATCAGGAGCCGGAGACTCTGGCCCACCCACGGGTAATCGTACCAGATCCGCTTCGTCGCTCGCTTGATGATCGCTGCCGCGGTTGACTGTGGGAGGAAGCTGACAAGGCGCTTGGCGTCCTCCCCGAACGATGACACCCACTCGGCCTTCCCTTCATACTCAATCCGGTCCCAGTTCAGGACGTTGTAGAATCGGTGCGTATACCCGAAGGGGTTCCGAGCGTGGCAAACTCCAAGGGTCCAAGGGTCAATGTGCCCGTCCTCAATCCCTTCGCTTGTTCGGCGCTTAGTCCCATCAACCCGCTCACAGAGCTGATGGTGCCATCGCTTGATTGCAGGGAAAATGTCAAAGTATAGACCTTGTAAGTCTGCGGCTTTCTTGACTGTGGGGAAGGTTTCGGGATATTCAAAGGCCATCTTTCTGGGAGTCATCATGTAGTTGCTCCCGTGAACGATCCGTTTCGCGGTGTCGTAGGTTGTCTTGTCCTGCTTCACTTCCTTAATCGCCGCTCGGATATCAGCATCGCTCCACTGAAAATCAAAAGGCCTTCCAAGCATATGACCAGCGAGGAAGGCATGGACGCCGAGACCCGCAGCGCGAGTGTAGATAGGGCAACCAGCAAAATAACCCACCAGCTTCGCCTCAATGCCGCTGTAATCTCTTGCCCAGAAAGTCCTCCCAGCAGGGGCTTGGAACATGCCCTTAACCCATCTCTGAACCTCACTGTCATTGCCACGAGGGAGGTTCTGTAGGTTCGGATCAACGCTCGACAGGCGTAGGCTAGAAGGATTATGGGTGAACACAGTATGAATGCGCCCATCATTACCGACAGGAAAGCCGCCAGTAATAGGATAGCGTTGGTCAGTGCGGTCATTGTCCACCCGGCCTCCCGATGTAAGTCCCAGCGAGTTTGTCTAGCTCCCGGTAAGTGAGGATCATATTATACACCGGATCGTCCGGGTATTTCAAGATCAATGTCTTGATCGCCTTCTCGTCCGTGGTCAAGCGCATCTGGCCCGACTTCTTATCCCGTGTCGTCGGCGTCCGTCGCTTCAGGAAGTCGTTGTATCGGATGAGCTGCTCTCGGCTTGGCTTGAACGCAGCAAGGCGATAGTATTCGACAACGCTTTGTTCAACCTCAACAGCGACTCCATCAGCGCAGGGGTTAATCTTCTTGACAAACCGTTTGAAGTGATCTTTCCTAGGCCGTGTTGCGCCGCAATTAGGACAGACCTTAACCAATCTAGTTCCTGGTCGAGTAAGGAGCCCTTCGGTATCGGCTGGGGTGTTGACATAGACATGTTCTACCTTCCTTGTCGGGAGAGGCATCAGGCTTTCGAGATCCCGATGGGTCGCCTTTAGCCGGCTATCGAGCTCCACCGCGGAGCGGTGTCGGGTCTCGGCATCGATTGGCATCCCCTGTTCGGACATGAAGTTGAGTATGGGGTCGAGGTCCAGCACATCCCGCTGGTATACGTCCCACAACTCATGCTCCCGCAGCTTAGCTTCGATGGCAATCATCGACCTTAACTCGACATCAGCGTCAGTGCAGTTATAAAAAGCAGGCCGAGCATGAGACAGATGCTTCCAAGGAGATTGATCAGGGCACGTAAAGGTTGCCACGAAACCGAGACCCTTTGGAAGATCGCTGTGTAGCACATGCCAAGCAACCATGCCATCGTGGATAAGGCCAGCAATCTTAACGCCATTGAACCTAACACGAGGGGTGTCGAATCCGCTGTTCCAGACAACCTTATCACCTTCACTTTCCAGGAGAAGCTTGATCGCGGGCAGGTAGGGGCCTTCCCAGGGTATGCTCATCCCGGTGTAGGGTTTGAACGAGAACCCGATCCGGTCGATTTTGTAGGTGACATCCACCGAAGGGTCTAGATCCCCTTCGTCCGCGCCCTTGTAGGGGGTTTCGATATCATACGCCAGGAACCGCGCGCCACTCGCACGATATCGCTTCGCCCACTCATAAGCCTGTCCAGGCAAGGGGTCCAGTAGATACTCAAGAGGGTGGAACGGAAGCCCGTCTCGGGCAATCTCCGTCGCTTTTTGGATGTCGTGGATGAACGCTGCTGCATATTTGCTCTGCCCCTGTCTGATGAATAACGGGTGAACTGTCGGAATGACATGCACCCCCTGCCCATCGTGGACGTAACCTCGCCGGTCTAACACCGATCCGGGACCGAGCACCGACTCCATCGGCCCTTGACCCATCGGCACTACCACCCGTGTGGAAGGGGGGATTGGATCCCCCACTCCCACGACGGTGAATCCCCGCGGGTCGAAACCCGCCCACTCGATCAACCTCTGATAGGTAAACCGAGCCCGGCTGTCGGAAAGAGAGCCATCGTCAACCAGTGTAACCAACGACATCCTTCCTCCAGTCCCACCACTTCGCCGTGCCGCCGGTTAGGGGGCCGTAGATACACAACGCACTTTCATGATCCGGACTGTTCTTCTCTGGTCCCGATGGATCCACAAAGCGGACACGCCCGCTTAGGAAGATGATATCGGCGTAGGGGACAATCCCCTTCTGCCACCACCGGGTCCCGGTCCTCGCCGGGACGAGGGCCACAACGGTTCCACCACTTAATTGCTGGGCGTGGAATTCTTCTAGCCACTTCTCGATCCCCTTCCCGTAGGGTGGATTGCACCAAGCGGGTGAGAACCACTTGGGAACATCCAAGGCGTCGGTGTTGTACGATGACCCTGGCCCATACCAGAAAGGGGACAGGTGATTCGACTCATTCGCCGCAGCGTCCACTTGGAAGCCGTAGATGGAATCCAAGTATGTGTAAAGAGCAACGGGGGTCTGCCACTCCGTGAACGTCTTGGTCTTGGTATAAGGGTTGAACGTCTCTTCTGCGATCTCCTTCTCCAGTAACATCTGAGAGAACGTCATCTAATGCACCTGCCCTTCCGTGAAGTAAACCCCGAGCCAATCGGAGAGGTGTTGGATGAATGTGATCTCCTTCTCCTCTCCCAGCTCGGGCTCAGTCAACCGGACCATCACTAGCATCGCCGCGACGATCCCCATGCCGAGGGGGATCCCCTCCCCCTCTAACATGGTGATGATCCGATCCGCGAGTAGTGAGGTTTCCTTATATGGCAACCTCACCACCTGCATCCCGTTACTACTTCCGGTTGGGATCGACAAAGAACCGCACCCTGGCATTGGCGAACAGGACCGGGGATGTGACCTTTGCCTCCGCGCCTTCCTTGGTTCGATAGGTGTCACCTTCCTTGAGCACGGTTTTCTTCATGCCCGGACGAAGCGGGTCATCGGGGAAGTTCGCATACCCTTCCACAACCTCACCCGTGTCCTTGTTCCGGGCCTGCCAGTCGATGGTAAACGCCGCGACCTTTCCCGCCGCGAGCTTCATCGCCGCATCATACTCCACCGTCCGCTGGGGCTTGGCGGTGATCCCCACCGACTTGAGCAAGTTCCCGACCATCGAGGCGTTGATCGGCTTGCCGTCCTTACCCGCCCACTTCTTCACCGATGCACGGGTGAAACGGATCTGGTATCCATCACTCTCCCCAGACCGAACGAGGACGATCGGGTCAAGCAAGTATTGCCTCAACTGCGTCGTGGCGCTGATCTCCTCCACAATCACCTTCGGCAGCGTGCCGTAGAAGATCGTCGACGTGAGCTTCCCATCGGGGCCGAGCACGCCACACTGCGGCGGGGGAGCATACTTGGACGAGGGGTTGTAGTGATCCCAATCCATCTGCTCCGGCTCGGTATACTTAAGTCCTGCTGTATCTGCCATTCAGTTACTCTCCTTGTTAGATGCCCAACTCAGCCCGGGCATTCACCCCGGCTTGATCGTGGGCTTGTTGTAGAAGTTCGATTGCGTTGCTCAGAGAAGCTGGTTCGATGTAAAGGGGGCAAGGAACATCTGCCCCCAGAGGGTAACGACTATTGGCATAATAAGTCGCCATCCCCATCGAGTCGGGCTGAGACTGGAGCAACAGTTTGTGAACGGGCGCACTGCCAGATGTAACCTCCTTCAACAACGGAAAGGTATACTTGAACCACTTCGGCATCAGCGGGGTCAGGGCCTTCCCTGCCACCTGCGGTCCGTAGATGGGCGTATCCTGTTGGGATTCCCCTCGGTATAAACCGAAGGTCCAAAGCACATCACCGAACTTCGCCAGCCATGTCGATCTCCATATGTTATCCCTCATCACACCCTGAACGGTGAGGTAGTGGGAATCCACATTGGAGCCGATCTTAATCTGCTTGTCAACAGGACCTTTCTTGTTGATGATAAACTTCGGAGCGGGCCTCCCTCCGATGTCCTCCCCGCCCGCACTAAGCTTGGCGCATGACGACAGTAATTGTTCTGCCATCGATGTGCCAGAGTCGAAGGCAAACAGGCCGTAAGCATTGACATCTACCCCCCTTGCCTCAACCGCCCCATTAATCCACGACCAAGGATCGTCAACTGATGGATCGTAACTAATGGGATCGACCACGGACCCAACAAGATGATCAATAGAATCAAACCCGCCCAGGTCCGACGAGAACAAGCACGTCCGCTTGCCTGTGGTCTTGTAGACCCACTTGGCATACTCACCTATCTGGGTGGTTTTACCCCCACCCGATTCGCTGTAGAGGGCGATAGTTCGCCCGCTCATCCGTGCCGCCGGCTTGCGCTTAGGAGGATCATCATGATGATCAACCCTAGGAAAACAAAACTCATGTAGTCTCCTTGGGAAAGAGCGATTATACCACGGGGCCTCCCCCCTGTCAACAACCTTCCCCCTTTTTTTGATGGTACTTTTTGATTGACAAGTGACCATCCTCATCAACCGTGAGTCGAAGGAACGACCCCACTTTCCAGCCGAAGAAGTCGATGATCTGCTGGTCGATCAGCACCATCCCCCCATCACCGATTGGGGCTTTCTTAAGCTGGACTCTCTTGTTCACTCTAACCCTCCTCCTCAAGCAACCGAACAACCTCATCGAGGATCCGCTCCGGGTCGGGGAATTCGATGGACAGGATCTGGATCGTCCTCACCAGTGCTGCGATCAGTTCCTCACTCGTCACTTCATCACTGAACGTGGCAAGGATCTCATCCTTGATCTCCTCCGTCAGTTTGTTTTGCTCCAGTAGGTGCTTCATTACCACCGCCTCTCATCAGGGTGATCTCCACTTCGTGATGGGGAGTCCTCTTCACATACAACCCACTCCCCAAGGGGTCATCTTGCACGCTTTTGTTAAAGCAACATGCCCGATACTGACACGGGGGTCCGACGTAGGGCTTGCATTGGGAGAAGCGTTGTTCGAAATGCGACTCACGAACCTTCCAATCCGTAGCCGCCCGCTTCTCATAGCCCCAGATTTCCATCTCCCGAATCTTCCTCCGCCTCACCAACCCCTCAACCAACCGGGGATCGAGGAAGATCGGCGCGCTGGAGACGAACTGCTCCGCACAGAAGTCCTCCCCGCATCGCTCAATCCACCCCTCGATCCCGGAATCATACTCCCACACTGGCCGGATGTCAAGCCCGTATTTGTACTCCGGTTGCCACCAATCCTCCCGGGTATAGGCATGGACGAACGGGTGCATCAGCCGACCCTTGCGGTAATCACCCTTCGGCAGGCCGACAATCTGTCCGTAAGCGACAGGTTCACCCGTCTCTTCCTCCAGCCCCTTCAACCCTAGGTGGACTTGGACGGCTGAATCCCAATGCTCAACCCAGGAAGGAGATGTATTGCCAGTCGTCTTGTATTCCTTATACACCAACTTCCCGTAGGTGTCAAGGGATTTATTAATACCCCGCAACACCAGATCAGGAGTATAAGCAATCCAAAGCGGGGATCGATCCAAGATAAGCTCCCCTTCGACTTTAACCATCTCAAAGTCTCGACTCCACCTGGGCCAGACGTACTTTGCGAAGGCGATGATCCACCCCCGGAGCCGAGAATCCCGCTCCCGTGAAGCATAGTCCAACCCAGAAGGATCAGGTAAGCTCGCCAGGATATCCTGATACGGCACTCCCTCCGCGACCGCGGAGAGCGTGTCATGGATCTGCCGGCCCACTTCGAAATAGATCGGTTCCTCCACCGGGACGATGCCACTCCCACCCTCCTTTCGATTCCACCAGTAAGCCATCCCGCACTTCCAGTCCGTCTCGATCCCACTACGGTCGGCGTAGAGGATGTTAGAAGGGGGTTTCGATATCGACCGCAACATTCTTCTCCTCCTTCTTGTTCGTGGGCATGTCGTTGCTGGGGCCAACACCCATCCCGCCGTAGATGTCCATCGCCTTCTTCATCGTATCGAAGGTGAGTGCCCCACCAGCAGTGGTCGGGACTTGCGCTGACCACAGGATTGACTGCTCCTGTTCCTTCGCCTGCTCAGCTTGGATAAGAAGGGTCTGGTATTTCGCAACCTTCCCATGCCAATACTCCAGGTTCAGTGAGTGCTCGGTTCCCTTGTAGTACTCCACCTTCGCTTTCGAGTGTGCCAGGAACAGCTTCAACTCATCGATGCTTGGGTTCTTTGTAGCATGAAGGACGGCCTTCTTATCCAGCACCAACCCAGGCTTCGGCCAGGCCACATCAGCTTTTACTTCCCAATTTTTTTTGGCAAGGGGGCGCGTCACTTGACGTGCATCGATCTTCACCGTCAGCCCGATGGTATGCGCTGCCCTTGCGACATGCTTGTCGAAGTGATCCCACTCACTCTCGGGAGGCAGGACTACATAATCCCGATCGTCCCTTGACCGGGCACTGCCCCCGACGATACCGCCAAAGGCATGACCCCGAATGACTTCAACCGTCTTGGCCTTCCGTTTCCGCCGACCCTCATACGCCTCAGCCTGCTCAGTCTGGGACATGTCCGGGCGTTCCGATGGGCTGTCAGGCCCCCGTAGGCCGGTAATCAAATCCCACAACTTCCGGCTGTTCGGGTTGTGGGCGATGACATCCCCCATGAAAGACCGCAACTCCGGCCACGTTGCCTTCCTTGAGTTGATCTCCATCACTGTATCACCTTTCCCTTGGTCGAGGGTTTCTTCCCCGCAACAGCGATAAGCACCTGGAGGGTGTTGATCGTATCCCGATACTGCCTGATCGCCTCGGGGGTGTAATAGAATGTCCCCGCTGGCTTCTGTGCCGCTTGGGTGAGGAGGCCCGATATGGTAACCAGCTCGTGCCCTACCTTCTTGTATCTGGCGGTTGTCCACTTCACCGTCGCCTTCTTCTCCACCTGGGTATCGTCGGCGCTCTTGATCAGGTCGGTCAAATCTGTTGACGTGCTCGCAGCCTTCATGCTATAATCTCCCCTTCAATGACAACAATTGTTTCCGGTGCGGATTACTTGTCCCTGCCCCGTAGCCCTGAGACGTGGCTGGTTGAGCCCCTCATCCCCGTCGGGGGAGCGGCGCTGATTTACGGCGACCCGAAAGCCGGTAAATCCTACGCAGCCCTCCAGCTGGCGTTGTCTCTACAAGCTGGAAGTGAATGGCTGGGTTTTCATATTCCACGCCCAGTTCGCCCAATCTATATTCAGCTAGACACGCCTCGATCCCTGTGGGCAGATAGGTTAGAGACCCTAACTCGTCATGGGACGATGGGTATTGACTCTCTCCTGTTTGGCGATCTCGGAACATTCGATACATGGCCCTTTGATATCCTTAACCCTTTACATGCTGAGTTACTCGCCAGGGCTGTAAAGGAAACCCAAGCCGATGTTGTGTTCATCGATACGTTGAGAGAGTGCCATTCGGGGGAGGAGAACGACTCTACCACGATGAAGGCGGTGATGTCAAGCTTAATCGCAGCCTGCCACCCCGCGGCGATGGTGTTGATCCATCATAGTAAAAAGCCGAGCGTTGACCGTAATGGAAATCCAGTACCCATCGACCTTCTTAACGACGCAAGAGGAGGATACATCGTCGGGAAAATGGACGCCATTGTTCGCGTCACTGGGAACCCAGTAGGTAAACTCGACTTCATCGGTCGGTCGATAGAACAGGACTCTCTCCCCCTGGAACGGGTCAGCGATGGGACCTGGAAAGTCCTCGGCACGGAGTATGATCATTGGCTCCCCTCGGTGATGGCGAATGGCAACCTCAACTCCATCGAGGCTAAGGCGCAAGCCTTAGCCGACCTTACTTCCCGACCTGTTTGCCTTTGCCGGCCACAGATACGACGGGCTTGGCAGACAAGCTGAGCTCGTAGACCTTCCCCCGCTCGACCAATCCCAACAACGCCTTGCCTATCGTCCCGGACACCTGCTGGCAGTAGCCGGCGGTCTCCACCGTCCCATCAGCCGTATCCTTCCACGTCACCCCACCATCGTTCGACACCTGCTTCTTAGTCAGGGTCGGCTTCTTGTCGAAGATGAAGTACTGCTCCCCCGAACCGAACTCCGACTTCTCCCGGATTACGTAAAGTTTCATCACCGTCTCCCTTCCAGGCAGGGTTCCTCGACGCGGGTGATCACCGTATCGTAAACCGGCTGCGGGGCCTTGACGATGACTTCAACCTCGGTTGAGACGACGCGATGGATGCTCCCCTTCTGGGCAGTGGCCTTGGTGACCGCGGCCTTGGCTGCTTCCTCGGCATCATCGTAGAACGGCCCAACTCCAGGGCCACGGACGATGTAGTATTGTCTTTTCATGCGATGGGCCTCCTTAGCCCTTGACAGGTGTGATATAATAGAACAAAGAAAACGGAAAGGGCGCTCCTGGCCCGCAGTCCAAAACGGAGGGCTGTGTCGGTATCGGAGACCGACGTTGAGAGATTATTGATCCAACCTGATGAGGCCCGTTCAACGGCTTGCGCCTCCCGCGCCTCCCAGAGTTCTCCCTATCCCCGCACGTCTGCGGGACCAAGTCTTTAGTTCGAGACCATCACCAAGGTCCGCTTGGCGCGGGATTTTATACGGGTCCGATGGTGTCACTTGACACGGGGGCCGGGGGCTTGGGCCTTCGGCCCCGCCCCCTCATCTTGGGCGTCCCTCAACATGCGCTCAAGCACTTTTAGAACTGACGGGGTAATGCTAGGGTAATAACCAACGCTCTGCCCTTTCCTCCTTGCTTCGATGAGCGCCCGCTCACGTTCCACAAACGCAATCAACTGCACCTGCACTGGCTCCTGTGCGCGAAGGGCGTCACGAGCCTCAGCAATGGCGAACACAGCCGTTACCGCATCCATCCTGTCCGACCAGTTCGGAATTACTTTGTAGATAAGGTCGATTGCTGCGTCCAACTTGTCTCGCAGGCTCAGGCTCCGTGTCTCAGACATCACTTCCCTCTAACTTTTCTACCCGCCAGAATTTCAGGGCATACACGCAGCCAACACAATACCGTCGCCAGTATTCATGGTCGCTTATCTCGAAACGCCACATCGGGTAGTAGCCGACTATCCACGGGCGTCCAAACAACAGGAACTTCATCTCACTTCTCCTGTCTCGCTCGAATGGCCGCCGCAATCTTGTCCTGTGCTGATTTGAAGCCGCGACGATGCGGGTCTACAGGCAAGCCGTCGAACATCGCGGTCTCGGCTATCCGCGCATCCTCTTCCCTGACTTGATGGGCGATTCGTTCGATAAGCTCAATACGACCATTGCCGTTGTCGTTTGGAAACCCAACTACCCTGTCCACAGCATCTAACTGCCGTTGTAGACAGGCCAGTTGCTTCTCATACCCCTTGGCGAGGGTGGTGAGGGCGGATTCGATGAGTGGGGCCAACTGCTCAACATGCTCATTCGTCCACTTTGCTGCCGTCTCTTCAGCTAACTGGCGTCTCGACGTGTCGGTCTGGGTCATGGCTTCCACTTCCTTCTCACGAGCAGCCCAATACTCTCGGTCAGCTTTCGTATCGAGTTTCCGCGTCAGCTTGGTCTGGATCATAGGGTTGCACTTCGTGCATTTGCAAGGAACCATCTCGGCATCCCCGCCTTTGCAGCCGTCGCCGCAGAATCCGCCACTATCGATAGGAAACCCACACGTCTTGCAGTTGGGAAATGGTCCGTGTTTGGTCTGGGTCATGGGTGGGTTACCTCTAACTCTGGCAACAGAAACTCGATGTTGCCGGGATGCCCGCCTATCGATTTTGCAAACGGCGGAGGCGTCCAACTTGCTTCGTCGTCTTGGTCAAGGTCGCACCACGCATTCCATTCGTCACGGTGCTCAGCCTCAACGAGATACCAATGTGAGTCTTGGTCGGTGTCGAGGAAATACTTCTTCATGGCGTCTCCGTGGCATCGAGGACCGATTTCGCGCTTGCCTGTTCGCCGCTTGGCGTCTCGTGTTGCCGGATGATGCGCCGCGCTGATTCGTGCCGCGATTCGCCCGGCACCTTGTTCGCCACTTCGTAGAGCAGTTCGTGATACAGCGCTTTGTAATCCGGCGTCTCAGTAGGCGTGGCATCGAGGAGGGCCAGAACGTCGTCCAGTCGAACAACTGTTTGCCCTTCCCACTCTGGTTCACGATAACGGTGGTCGTGGATGTCGCGTAAATCGTTGGGGAAATCGTTCTGGGATAACTGCTCAATCTGCGCTCGCAAGGAGGTGGCCTCTGGGGTGGCCCCTGCCTCCTCCTCCTGTTGCGTATGGCAAGGACAATCGCACGTCCACGGCGGGACCGCGTTCGCATGTCTCGCCATACAACACAGTCCACGGTCCTGTTGGGGTGTGCTCGTCATCGCTTTAGCCTTTCAGCCGCTCCTGGTAGGGTTTCGCTGATGGGCGATCTAGTTTGAGGAAGGCTTCCTTGAAGTTGGTGATGTCCTGGACAGATTCCGAATCCGCCTTCCGTTTCAAGAACTTCGCCACGGTATCGATGTACTGGTGTTGTTCGATGGACTCGATCGCCCGGGGGCAGTGAATCGCCCGGAGATGGGTGATGGCGTCCGCTGCCCCGTATTCGGGATTGCAGACCATCATCAGGCATACGGCTGTTGTGCCGGAGCGACCATGACCCCCTTGACAGTTCGTGACGACCTTGCCTTTCAGGACCGATGCCAGTGCCAGCCAGAATTCCGGCTTGACATTCGGCGCTTTCCGGTCATCCCAGTTGATCTTAATCACCTGCGGGCCAGTAAACGCCGCGGTGGTGTAGGAGTCGAGGGCATCCACCATCCATTCCGGGCCGGTCAAGATGCTCTTGGACCGGGTGGCGTACATGTCGGAGATCACATCCCCGCAGTCGATCACGAAGTCGAAGGATTCCTTGTGCTTCCTGACACCCTCGGCGTCGGCGATGAACAGGTCGAAAGCGTCGTGGATCTGCACTTTCTTGTTCATCAACCGGGATGCAGCGAAGAGTGGCTTGGCCGCAGGGTCATGGTGACACCACTGGGATAGCGAACCCCCTGAGCTGATGAGCTTGGGAGTGGCGCTCCCGCTGGCGATGGACCCTCCCCATCCCGATGCCCTTCCAGGCGATCCCGGCAGCTCGGTGTGGGGTGTCAGGTTGAACCGGACCAGTTCGCCCGACTTGCGCTTGATGACCCAGTAGAGCAGGTCATCCAGCACGTAAGGGAATACCGGCCCGGTTGGGAGATTGGGTTGAGTTGATGTCACTGGTAGCGTCTCCTTGAGTGATGCGGATAATGAGCCTTGATCGTACGCCGGATCCATCGGCGCGTGGGTATCGAGTGAGGTGATGGTGTGATCGACGTCACAGTTGTGACAGTGATACACCCCCGCACCGGGGATCCATTGGAGATAGTAAGAACACTCTGGGCACTTCATTGGGCTACTCCCCAAGCAATGCCTGTTCGGTCCAGATCATCTTCTTGACCCCGTTCTTGTGCCGCAGTTCGACCCCCCATCCGGTCGGAGTTGGGATGACGTAGAAGGTTCCGCCGATTGCCTTGGCAAGGGCCGCGGTGCTGATCTCAATCGTTTTCTCCATCCCCTTCAAGCCGCGGGGTTTGACCCTCAGCACCATCGCCGGGATTGGGGGAAGGTGCTCGACCTTTGCGGTATCCAGGCGGAGGGGGGTGAATCCCGTCACGGGCCACGATGCCCATTCGTTCTGCCGTTTGTCGATGTACGGGGCAGTAGTGGCCTGGTAGATGGAGTTGAAGGCCAGCATCGTTGGTACGCCGGTAAGGATGTGATGGAGCGACCCGGTTTGAATCGCCGTGAACATCTCCTCCCCTGTGAACTTGTTCATCCACCATCCCCCATTGTGGGCCTGGTCGACGGCGACATTCAGCGCCCGGATCAGTTTCTGCACAGGCTCAGGACCAGGTTCGCGGGCGAGCTCCGATACGGCGTTGAACAGGGGCATGAGAGATGCCCCACAACGGGCCCACTTCTCTCCGCCGATCGATCCACCGTTGAAGCCATAGCGGAGGATGTTGGTCAGGCGATTGCACCTGGCTCGGTGTCTCGATAACGTGAAGGGGTAGCAGCGATGATACACCTCCGACCGTTCCAGCTTCTGCTTGACGTGCGGATGGGGGAAGTATCCGACCACATGCCGGGCTTCACCGGAGAGGGCGACTGAACCGAACCGGAGCATCATCGAGGCAGCAAGGCCCAGCCACTTGCCGTTCTCGCCACCCATCGCGGATGCGTTGTAGAGTGCCGTGAGCATGAGGGCGATTTGTGATCCGGTTTTGCCAGAGGGGATGTCCATCTTCTCCCCCGCAACTAGGCCCTTCAGCACGGCGAGGGGATCGGGGATCACATCCTCGGATTCTTTTTCGAGCACATCGCCTGGTGTCAGTTGACGCCCATCGAGCACAACTGGGATCCCAAACGTCCGAGCGTGGACAGTGTAGTGATCCGTGAAGGAACCCCCGGGATGGTTCACGACGATGCCGAGAGTCTCGGAATGAGCTTTGATCACCCGCTCCCACTCAAGAAGGGAACCCTTCGCTTCCAGGACCTTCTCCACCGTCACCGTGGATGGGATGTAGTTCGCGGTGATCGCACCCATCCTTGGACCCGACCGGAGCTGGGTGAAGTAGATCGTATCCCACTCCCCGGCGACGATCTCCATATACGGATCATCGTTCGGTGGGATCTCCGCTGCGGTGAGGAGCTTGGATGGGAGATGCTCTCGCATCAACGGAATCGACACCGTATCGGACCCGTTCGTGGCCCCGTCGTTCCCCTTGCCGGCGGTGATGGATGTCGGGGTCCAGACAACGTTCCATTTCGGCTTGGGGACGGGCTCCATCACCATCACCTCACCGTTCGGATCCGCCGCGAGGGTCTCGGTGAGCATCGCCTTCAGCTCATCGGAGGTGGTGATCACCTTACTGTCCACGAATCCGTGTCTGGGCGTGAGCGGGCACGGGCGGGCGAAGTAATCGCGGGGGAATCCAACCTTGACCATCCCATCCAGCGCAGTCAGGAACCCGTACACGCCTGGGACGCTGACCCCGTGGCTTGAGCCAATCCCGTGCTTTTTCAGGGCGATGACCCCTTTCCCCTTCTGCGTACGGGGGGTGAGGGACCATCCCGGGACGACCGCTGGGGTGGCCTCGTCCTGGATCTGCTGCCAGGTTTTGGTGATCTTCCCCGTCGCCGCATCGATCAGGTAATGCCCGTAATCCTTCTCGCACGCGTGGCATTTTTTGTGATTCCCACACCACGAACCGCCGCAGTTGAAGCACTTCGCTTGTGTGCCCATCTGTTGTTATCTCCTTCTTTTCTTGTAGATGAGGTAAACCGCCTCGACACCCACCAGGTCCGGGTAAATGCGCCGGTCCGTCGGTGATGGAGTGACCGTTGACATGAACAGATTCGTTGTCTCCTTGTACGTATCCCCGTCACCGAGCATCGCGGCCCGATGCGCCCCACATACCCAGGCGGGGATGTAAGTCATCGTCACCGGCGGCCGGTCCATTACTTCGCACCCGATCCGGGCTTGATCGGTTGGTAGACAACCTCTACCGATTCGATCTCATCCACCAGCGGCTGCGGGAGGGTGATCGAGAGCAGGTCGACGGGGATCGAGAAGTGAATCCCATCGGCCTGGGTGACACCCTTCCCGCCACCTTCCTTCTCCAACCGGCGATGGGCGAAGTTGATCCAGTTCGGCACTGGGCCGGCGGGTGAGTATTTGGTGATGACGATTTCTTTCTTGTTATCTGTTTTCATCTCCTCCGCTTCCTTTGCGGCGGCATCGAGCCCCGCGGCGCTGAAGATGTCCTCACACTGATCGCACTCCCACCATTCGTCGTATCCCACACACGGGAAGAGGGTGTCAAGGCCACAGGTCGGACACTTGGTGTACATCGGTCTAACTCCCGTGATACGGGTCAGTGAGGGTGTGGGGTTTCAGGGCGATCCATATCTCATCCACCCCGCCGAGGACGAAGAATCGGGACCGATCCATGTCCTCGATCTTCAAGTGCATGACGACGTTTCCATCCTTATCCAGGGTGACCGACCCCCGGCCCAGGTGCGCGACTTGAGCGAGCAGATATGGCACTTCCGGCCAGAGGGTAGATGTCGAGAACTTCATCTTCGGCTCGGGCATCGCAGCGGTTGTGTCGATGATCATCACGTCCCCGCTACGTGGAGGAAGGAGTGATGGGACTTGGCGACGGCGTATCCGTTTGCATCGAGGTCCGCGAGAGCCAGCTCGACCATCGCGGTGGAGATCCACTTACCGTGATAGTCGTGGAAGGCGATGGTTGTCCAGTTCTGGCGCTCGGCTGCGATCATCCGGATGGCGTGTAGGATCGGCTCGACGCGGGGATCCTTGATGAGGAAATCCTGGACTTCCTTATCCCGCCCATCCTTCCCGCGAAGGTGATGCTGCCCGATGGGGTCGCGTAGGCGGGAACAGTCAACCCGCCAGTGGAAGATGATCTGTGGCGTCGGCCGGGAGGTCGGGATTGAGTACAACCCGACCTTCGCAAGCCCGATGGTTGTGATTGGCATGGTGATCAGTATCCTAACCCGGCGAGATGCCGTTCAAGTTCTTGCTTCTTCTTGCCCTTCAGCAGGGTGAGGAAGTGCTTCCCCGCATGACCGTACGATCCCGACAACACCGATGAGTACTCAACCGTGCCGACATACGCGGTAGGGATGTTGAGGATCTCCGCAGCTTCCTGAAGATGTGTGAAGAAGTGATACCCATCGAACAAACCACCCGATGCGATAGTGAGAGGGTCAGGGAGCACGATTAGGTTGAGGTCCTGGTTGATCATCCCCCCAACCCTCATCACCTTCCGCAGCTTGCCGCGGATGACTGATGTGCCGTACCACTTGATCACCTCCGGGTGCTTGCAGTCAGGGCCTCGGAGGGCGACGATGACATCCCACTGCTGCTTAGGGGTGAACATCGCCCACTCGATCGGTGTCAGCGGCACCATCCTTCCTTCCCCCGTCGGCGGGGGGATGTCGTCAGTCGACATGCTTCCAATCCTTTCCCGCCTTGAGTTGAGCGGTGATCTTCGCCTGATCCTTGAGCAGTGCTTCCTTCACCTGCGCCGGGGTGCGTTCCTTGAGCAGGTCGGGATGGGTGTCCATCTCCTTCCGAATCCGCTTCCCGATCTTGATCGATATCGTGATGTAATCGGGAGTGTCAGTTGACTTCTTCCCTGAGTGGAGCCCAGCGGCCTCGATGTCATCGGCCAGGGCCAGGAACGGAGCGATCTCCTCCGGCTCCAGATGCACCTTCACCCCAGGGTACTTGCCGCGTCGTTCGATCTTCATCGCTTCTCCAGTCCCTTGATGAGCAGATACATTCCCGACACGGCATAGGTGAGCTTGTCGATGGGGAATACGAACGACAACATCCACACACCGACGCCGATGAAAAGGAGATCCAGCAGCAAGAGGATGATTATCATTGTCATCGCCCCTTCCCATCCTTCCCGGGCCAGCCTGTGCCCTTGAGTGCGAACGACATCGCCCGTGGATGCCATTCCATCGGTTCGTTGCAAGCATCGCAGGTTGGCTGAACCGTCTGCACCAGCGGCGATTGCTCCGTCTCCTTGTGTGCCCCGCATCGGGGGCAGAGCCATTCCTTTATCACATGCACCCTCCTTTCAAAGATGGCGGCCTTGGGAACCTTCGGGATCTCTTCGGCGTTTACTGTGGTGATGGGGGATGGGGATTGAACCCATCCGCACGCGCTCACAGACTCGCGGGGGAAGTCATGGGGATGGTGGGCACTCCACCCCCCGGCTTCTCCGGTGAATCTACCGAGTCATCAATCCAACCCAAGATGGTTATGCGCCCTGATTAATGGTATCGCACCGCCCGAGTTGTTCACCTTTCGGTATCTCTTGTAACGTGCCCGTTCTGCTGCCTTGCGGCACTTGACACAGTATCGCGTGCCGGCGAATCGGGATTGGAAGAAGCGCCGACAGTCGTTGACCAATCTTGGACACACGCGATACGATGCCATCACTTCGCCCCAGGACCGTTCGTCGTGACTGATGCCCATCCCCTTTGCCGCAGCTCCTCGGCCAGGATGTGCTTCATCGCACGGCTGCGATGGATGCCATGCGCGCACATCGTGGCGATGATCACAGGCTTTGCGTACGGGGTGGTGTTTCCCAACCGACGGGTCGGGATCTGGTGAATCCCGTCCTCGATGATCTGGATGAACGAGTCGATGAACTTCCTCGACCGCAGCTTCACCCAGGCGATCACCTCGCCATCATCGCCAGTGAGGGTGGCAAGCTTCGGTTCCAGGAATGGGTTGGGGATCGGCCTGCAATCGAGGTAGTAATCCGCGCGGGGCATGGGGTGGTTATTCCCAACCCTCTTCCATCCATCGTTGATGAGCACGATCTGCGCGACGTGCTTGGGCTTGATCATCGCTTGATCCAATTGTTTCCTCCAGGCTTCGTATCCGATGTTGGCGTAAAGTGCGAGCAGGTTGTCCATCATCACCAGAGATGTTTTAGATACCACACATCCACATCACGAAGATATCGTGATACGAATTGCTCAGCGGTTACTGGGTTTTCAAATCGATGAGCGCGGTGGATAGCGCGTGTCCAATACCAAGCTTCCTCATCATCCTCTAACCACGCAATATACCGTGCCGTGTTAGCAGATGTGACAATAACCCGGTTCATCATCGCCCCTGCTGGGAATTGTACAAGGCCGCACCGCATCCCGCACCGGCGAGGGCGATGGGGAGGATTGCCTTTCCCTTCCCCGATGGCGTCTTGAACCACACCATCATCGCGGCGGTGTTGATGGTGAGTTTGAATCCAATCCGTCGGGATTTGGTCTGGAGAAACGGATTACCTTCCCGCAGTTGGTTAGAGCGATTGAGTGCCCGTTCGGTTGAGACGAAATCCGCGGCCTGGCATCCAATCCAAGCTGCGAGGATGATTGAGGATCCGATGCCCATGCCTCACGCTTCCTTTCGTAGATGGTTTGGGGTGGGTTGAACAGGTAATCGATGATCTCCTCAACCCAAGATCGTAGTGTCATCAGTCAATCCCTAACAAGATCCGTTCGATGGATGTGAGGGCGGGCACGAGCCCGCCCGACTCATCCGATGATGTGAATCGACCCCCACCGATTCCCATCACCATCCGCGCTGTCTTGGCACGCTGCTCCCATCCCCATCGAGTGGATGGGTTTGGGGTGACGATTGCTTTGAATCCAACCGGCACGGGAGCCATCGTCTTGGCGATGGTCTGGGAAAGGGAAGGGAATCCCACATCCATCCGTCTCGCCTGGGGTTGGGCAAACCCGCGTGTATCGTCCCGTAACTGTGCTGGTAAACCGTTCTGGCAGTGAGCGCAGAATGCGATGGGTAATCCCGTGTGATAGCAGTTCATCGGATGCGCTCCCTGGGAGGTTGATAAATCTACCGTTTCATCATCATCGCCGCGATAGGTGATGAATCCATCATCCCTCGCAAGCCTGGGTGATATCTAACCGATCTGCTGAGAAAAAGGATGAGGGGCGGGATTGCCCCTCATCTGTCGGTGGCGTGGAGGGGCGACTAACTCCCTCACTAGGTCGGTTGTTTTTACGCCTTCTTCGCTGACGTGATCCGGTTTACCACGTCGCCGAGTGCCATCAGTTTGTCCATTTGGCTGAGCGTGCCGAACACCGCTTCCGTGCTGGACTGCTGGCCAAGCGTGAACATGGTTCGCTTTTCCTTGGCGAGCTGTTCCGCCGCTTCCAGATCCTTCGCTTTGCGCTCGTTTGCCCGCTGGTCCTTGACTGCCGCGACTGCCGCTGACTCTTCGTTCCCGACAGGTTCGCGGGTGATATACAGGCTAATCGACGCGACAACGGGTGTGTCCCCGATCTTGATCGTGCGCTTGATCCGCTCCGAGCAGAGCACAACCCCTGCTTGCGTGAACTCGGTCGACTCGCCGGGACCGAATGACTCCAGCCACGTTCGGGGAAGCTGAACGGGACCGAGCAGGATCGACTCCTCAGCGACGGCGGGCAATTCTGTCTTTTTCGCCATTGTGTGTGTGTGCCTTTCTACCGTGCGCCTTATTGCGTCTTATCGGTGTGTGTGTGGGCCCATGCCCATGCGCTCGCATACGTGCGTGTATGCTTGCGTCTGTGTGTGTGTGTGTGTGTGTGCGCTGTCGGTGTGCCGTGGTGCAGTGGAGCTAGGCGGTGGAGCTAGGGGAACCGACGGCCGGGACTAAGCACGGCGCATGCCAAGTTCCGGGACCGGGGCAGAGCAGCCCCAAACCGCCGGAAGTGTCAGCCCCAGAACAGGCCTGAGAAGGGGCCTAGCGTGCCTCAGGAGCGGCGATCGGCTATTCCGGCGGCCTGCCCCTTCATAGCTTCGCTTTTCGGGCGAAGGTATGGCTTATAACGCGCCGGTGTGTCAGACAGTCCTACAGGCATAGGGTTTGCTTACAGGCTAACCTATTGGCCGATCTTACCGCCTGGGGCGTAAGCCCTTTCCTTTCAACAGGATACAACAGGCTAAGATCTTGCCTATACCGGCCAAGATCTTGACCGGTTCATCCTAAGACACCGACACGGCATGGCATGGAGTTTGCAAGGGGCAAACCTGGCACGGCGTTTGCTTACACCATACCGGACTAGCATAACCCGTGCCATTCGCCTTTCCTTCCCTGTGTCGATCCTGCCAAAGAGTGTGGTTAGATTACCACACCGATAAGTGGCTGAGCCTACAGGCTTTACACGTAATCGGCGTATGATGGTGTGGTAAACTTACCACAGTGCGGGCTAGGTGACGGTTGGATCTCCCCTCTAACTGAAGCAAATCCGATGGCATAGGGGTTGCTTATGTAATGGGTGAAGGGAGACCGTATGAGCCACTACATGTTAATCGCGTTGGGCGTCTCACTGGTGTTCAGCGTCGGGTTTGTGGTCGGAGCGGCATGGGCTGGGCTCAGAAGGGAGAATGATGATGACGTTTGAGACCCTGTGGCGCAAGTGGATGGCACACCGCTTGCAGTGCTGGAAGCTAGGGCGGATCAAGAGTCGGATCGTCGTCAGAGCGTGAGTGAAAGTCAGACCGGAATCCGCGTTAGTAGATAGGCGGCAATAACGCCGCGAAAAGGGGCAGACAATGAAAAAGACCACCCGCAAGACCCACACGGCCACGGCCACGTCACCCAAGGCGATCCCCGCCGCGATCGTCGCCGCTGGCCCCGTTCCAACCCCGTCACTGACAATGACGGACATGATCGCCGCACTTCACTCCCTGGGGCTGAGGATCGTTCCCGGAGCAGGGGCAGAGCAGCCCAAGCCAAACACACTTCCGATCATGTCGGGTCCGCGCGTGCTTTACTCGGTCCCGAAAAACCCCGTTCCCCCGTTCGGGGAGTCGGCACTCGCCGTGTTCGAGTGGCTCAAAGCGCATCCCCACGCCAGCCAAGGCGATCTCGAAACGGGAACGGGTATGACGGAAGGGCAGATCAAAGGGGCGATTCGTCAGCTTGCGCTCGCCGGTTATGTCGTCAAGGAACGCGCCGAGCAGTAAGATCGATCATGGGGCTGGAGCACAATGCTCCAGCCCCACCCCCCCAACCCATCACGAAAAAATCACCATAAAAACAAAAGACTCGATCGCCCTGCTCGCACTGGCCGGAATGGTGTGGATCATTCTGCTGGTGTTGACGACAGGCTGCACGTCGATCAACCCCGTCGCACCGACTCCAGCCCCAGTTCCGATCCCCTCTCAGCCAATGGACGTTCCTGCGTTCGTCGACCCCGCCAGCCTGCCCGTTGTGGTTGTGGCTCCCAACCCGACCCCGACCCCGATCCCGCCGCATGCCGATCCCGTCGTCGTGACATGTCAGGCATTGTGCATTCCCGGTTACAGGCCAACCGCCGACGGTTGCGGGTGTGTGAAGGTGCGCAAGTGAGCCGCCACTCGACGGCGCATAACCCGCCGATCCACTTGATGCTGATGATCATGGAGCAAACACCGCGCCCGCCCAGGAAGCCACGTAAACCCCGCACGTAGTAAGCGACACAACCCCGCACTCACACAAGGGCGATTAGGCTAACAACCTAGTCGCCCTTTCTTTTTGCCCGCATGCCGTCGATGCATCCGCATCCCATCTGACATGCTCCCATCCCATCCGGGGGGAGGGGGGATTAGGATGAGGATGCATCCGCGCCTAGCCATCCGCGAAATTATTGCCCCGATTGCATGTCAACTGACACCGGGGGGTGGGGGTGTCATCGTTGTCACTTGACATTCACATGCTTTGTATGATACAATCCTCTCCCATGTCAAGTACTTTTCTCCAGCAGGGCCCGCATCCAGGTAACGGGGCTGAGCCCTCAGACCCCGATACCTCCTTTACCCCAATCCCCTCCTCGGGCGTCTCGCGGACCCCGACCCTTGCCCCCGCTAGTGCCTCCACCATCACCCAGCTCATCTGCGATGAGCGGGCTATAGCGTCCCTGCTGGAGAACCTTCTCTACCGGTCTGGCCTTACCTTGAACGAAGCCGCACGTAGGCTGGGCATCACTCCCTCGACGTTGAGGCAGTATACATCCGGGCGCAGGAGCAGGCCCAGCCTAATTTGGTTCGTCCGGTTTGCCTCGATGTGCGGGGCGCGGATCTCCCTTGACCTGCCGGAGAAACGGTGATCTACAAGCTCTGGCTGCGGATTCAGGCAGATGCGATCGGGAGCGATGGCTGTACTCATGCGCTCGAACTCGCCCGGGATTGCTGCCTTGAACATGACCTTGGCTACTACTACGGGCGAGACCCCAGGAGTGCCTATCGCCTGTTCAGGCAAAACCTAGTTCCGGCTGGGATCAGCCACTTTGACAACGCATCCCCCATCACCCGCGGGGAGGTCGATGCCCGGTTCCGGCGCTGTAACCCGCCCCTAGTCGGGTGGTATCGGTGGATCGCAGTCCGCATCGGTGGAAGGAGAGCATGGAAGAGACATCGTTCCCAGCGCCCGTAGTAAAGGCCACCCTGCCGAGTGAGGATGAGGCGAACCAGTTTTGCATCATGTTGAGTGCGGGTCTGCCCCCCGAGCAGGCGATACTCTACTTCACCACCGAGGACGACGCGGGGATCATCGCGGAGATGTTGAGGAAGTGGATCAGGTCCCGGGCGGTGCAGAAAGCCCAGCGCGCCCTCCTTGGCAAAGCATGGCAGGACATGACTCTTGATGAACGGATCGAGCATGGTCTTACACAGCATTACAATTCGCTTGCGTATCTCCTGTTCAGCCAGAACTATAGCTCTGTGGGACCAGCCGATAAAGCGAAGCTGGATTCCGCTCGGCAAGCACTTGAGGCGAAGAAAGCTGGCACGGCTGGCCAGGGAACACCGCTGGATAGATTCCTAGACGACATGCGGAGCGGGAAGATCAAGACCATGCCCCAGCCGGTGAAGGCGCATTAGTGGCTGGGAAGGTATCCAACGACGATCGGGACACCATCATCAGCTCCTTCCGGGAGCGGGTGTGTGAGCAGATGGGCGTCGCCCCGTTTCTCCACCAGAGGGAAGTCTGGGCGGCATCGGATGGGCTGGAGCTGACCTATGAAGAACCAACCCCCGGGGTTGATGGACTTACTATCCGCACTGAGAGCGGAGAGATTCAGCGAATTGGATACACTCCTCGCAAGGCTGGCCGTGCGCGGTTCCTCAGCGATCTCGGAGCGTTCAAGATCGGAAAAAGCTACGGAGCCGCTCTCTGGGCATCCGGATTCGCCGCCGTCCCCGGAGCAGTCGTCAACCTAGTCGGGCTGGAATACGACATCTGCGAGCCAGAGTTTACCTACCTGTGTGAGTTCCTCCTCTCTGCCGATGGGATGAACATGTCCAAGGGCTCGACTTGGACAAACCGGGCACGCGACGGGAAGATGTTCATGGATCTCGTCACGGGGGCCAAGTTCGTCGCCCGGTCGTGGGAGCGGAAAGATACCCTGAAAGGAAAGGAAATCGATGCCTACGTATACTGCGAGGCTTACCAGCTTCCAGGTATTGAGTGCTTTACGTCATTTAGCCAAAATCTCCGAGCTCGACGAGGATACGCATACTTCGCTACGACTCCAGATCGACCTTGGATCAAGCTACTCCACGAGCTTGGTCATGGAGGCGATCCCGAGTGGCATTGCACCTGTAGCGTCCCCGCCGATGCCAACCCCTACACCTTCGATCAAATAAGCAAGGATCGTGACAAGAAGCTGATGACGACGGAGAAGTATCTGATCCACTACGAGGGTCAGATGGGGGATTTCATCGGGCGGGTGTTCAACTACGCGAAGGGCCAGTATGTATTCACGCCTGCGAGCCATCCTCAGTTGTTTGACGACCACGGCCAGCTTCGTGTCCCAGCTCATTGGGAGGTTGTGGGCGGGGCTGACACTGGAACCTATCACTCCGCCCTCCTTGTGGCCTTTGATCCGGATGGGAACGCCTATGTGCTCTCCGAACACCCGAACTACCGTTACGTCGCGGGATCTCTTGAAAGAGATGAATCTCTTACTATCCCCGCATGGGGTCGTGCTATCAGTCGTACCGCACTTGGGTACGGAGGAAGGACTACCTTCTGGGCTGATAGTAACAGTCAGTTCAAAGGAGAACTTCGGAATTACGGCGTCGTACTTCTCCCTGCGAAGGTCCCGGTTGAAACAAGAACTGAGATCACGCGGGAATACTTCGAACACCGAAGGGTGTTCCTAGCTCCGTGGTTGGATGTGCTCCCTTTCGAACTGGAGAACGCATCCTGGCCTGAAGAGGCGACCGCATCGGGGAAGTTCGCTAGGATCAAAGACCGCGATCACACCCTCGACTGCCTTGAGCACATCCTGGCCCGTCGGCCGTTCGGACGGACCAACCCCCACACGCAACGGACCGGCTCCTGGGCGGCATCGATGGGGTTTAGGAAGAAACAGTTATCACACAACGTTCACATGGGGAGAATGTAGACAATGGCATCCTACCAGGATCTCGAAACCAGAATGCGCGTCGTTGAAGCGAAGATTGATCTTGTGATGAAGTCGTTCCAGATCACGAAACGATACGAGCACCCGCTCGTCCCGGGGCAGGTGATCGAGGAACGGAAGTCCCTCCTCGACGTATACCACGAACTGAACCATCACGGGATCACGGTCGAGAATCCGCCCCCGATGGTTAACACCGACCCGACTACAGAGCAGGTAACGGACAATGGCGAATAGTTACGAGAACGATAAGGGCCTGGAGGCCAATGGGCCGGCAGTCAGCCACACCCCCGATACCGGGGATGGGCTCCTAGAGGAGCTGGAGAAGGATTTCGAGCGCCTCAAGGCCCAGAAAGCTCGACCCACCGGCGGTGTCGAGGGATCGGTGCTCCTGCACCTTTCCTTTCTCGATGATGAGCAGTATACCAACTACAAGAACAAAACCCTCTCCCTTGAGGCCCAGGATGCGAATAAGCTTTACCTGACCTTCAACTTGATCACCCCCCGGTGGAACAAGCTGCTGGGACGGCTGAGCGCGTTCAACGCTCCCTTCAAGGCTCGGCCGAACAAGAAAGACCCCCAGGCGCTTGAGGAAGCCGAGATCGTCGACCGGATGACCATCGCCCTTGACGAGAAGCTGGATGACCCAAGCCGGCTCCGGGAGACGCTCTGGTGGATGGGCGTGGGCGGGACTTCCTTCCGCCACATCACATGGATCCCCAACGCGACGATCGAGCCGAATCCTCAGTTTGATGAGGCCGGCGAGTTGTTGTTCAAGTTCGACACGCCTGACGGCCCGATGACCGTCACGGAGACTGAACGGGATGAGATGATCGAAGCAGGGATGTATCCCCCGGAAGCGTTTGAAGTCTACGAGGAAGTCGAACTTGTCGGGGAGGTCGGTGACGAGACACTGAACCCCCTCCAGGTGTTCATCGACCAGACCGTCCGCTCGGTCCAAGACCTCGCTCCGGATCAGTGGGTGCACGTCGCCGTGCCGCGGACACTGGGATGGATCAAGGAGAACTTCAACGAGGATGTCGAACCCCAGTCGGAGATCAACATCATCACCTCCAAGATCCGGGCTGAAGGCGAGTCTGGTGGCGGGAGGAACCTCAAGGACCTGATCCCCCTCATCCAAGGCTCGTGTGACGAGAACGATCCGAAGATGGCCCTCGTGATCCAGTCCTACCAATGCGCCTCCACTGATCAGCCCAAGGGTCGCTACGTGTGCTGGATCCCGAAGGATCGCATTCTCCACGATGCTGATAACCCGTATGAGGAAATCCCCCTCGTTGACTTCCACTGGTCGCCAGTGACAACCTCGTTCTGGACGAAAGGTTACATCGCCCCACTCATCGCCCCGCAGCGGTTCATTAACAAGCGCATGTCCCAGCTTGGCGAACAGTCCAATGCCGCGATCTACTCCAACATCCTCCTCGGCGGCGGACTCAAGGCCGGTGATATCCCCGCTGACTTCCCCGGCGTGGTCGAGAACGGGATCGACGAGAACGGAATGCCGAACATCCAGCGCACACCCCCGCCCGAGCTCGGGTCGTGGTTCCTCCCCTCGATCGAGATGGCGGTCAAGATGTTCAATGACTCCGCCGGCGGAGCCGACCTGATGGAGGACAACAAGTTCCCCGGCCAGCTCCGGGGACCGATGGCCGTCCCGATGCTCCAGGAGATCATGGACACCCAATGGGGGCCGTTATTCGCCCACCTGGGTGAACGCCTCAGCCGGGTCAAGCAGATGCGCCTGAACCGGGTCAAGCAGTTCTACCCGCCGCTTCGGACCCTCCACTACACCTCCAAGGACCAACGCGATGAGGTGATTACCTTCCACACCGAGGAGGTGCTCAGGTCCGGGACGAACTTCTCCATCACCGTCGAACGCGGCGCGATGATGCCGGAGCTCCGTGCCTTGCGTGAGGCTCGGGTCAGCGAACGGATGGCAGGCCCCCTTGCGATCCTCTACATGGACGAACGCACTGGCCGGCCCGACAAGAGCAAAATCGCCGCGGATCTCCAGTTCGGGGATGTCGGCAGGGAGGCAAGAGAGTCACAATACCGGAAGCTCGCACTGGAGATCATCAAGATGCTCTGGTCGGGTAAGACCCTACCCCCCGTCCAGCCCTTCTACGACCATGGCGTGATGCTTGATGAGCTCGAAAGTGCGATGGCGACGACGGAGTTTCTCAAAGCAAGCCCCCAGATCCAGCAAATATTCAGCGATCGCTGGTCCCAGCACACCCAGTATCTGCAACAGGAAGCGATGGCCCAGCAACAGTCAATGCAAAATGGGATGATCCACAACGCCGTCGCCCAGGCAACCCAGCAAGCAGCCGCCACTGCCGCCGCCCAAGCTATCGAACAGGCATCGTTCCAGCAGCAGGCCCAGAATGCCCAACCGACGGATCAATACATGGCCCAGGCTCAGGCTCAGGCTCAGGCCGGAGCACAAGCCCAGCAGGTAACGGAGCAAAGGGCACCGAAACCGAAGGCTAAATCGCGCAAAATCACCCTAGAAGAGAAAGGCGGCGACTGATCATGCTCAAAGAACGCATCGATGCGGCTCTCCTCGACCTCGATACGGCTATTGAGAGGGAAAAAGCCGATAACGCCGCTACCCTCGCCTCGATGAGGGCCAAGAAAGCCGCCCTGGTCGAGGCCAAGAAGGCAATCACCCCGGAACTGGAGGCGATGGTGCTCGCGCTCCAAAAACTCGGGTTTCTCAGCAGGTTGTAACCAGCCTCTTGACAAGCCCGGCATAATATGGTAAGATAGCATCCTCCAATGGGAGTGTCCTTGTCCACACTCCCACGAACAAGCCCACAGACAAGCAGGTCGGACTCGACTCAGGCCGAGCGAACAACCGATCGTAGCCCCTTAACCGGCCCTCGATAGAAGGACTTCACACAATGGCATTTTCTACGACTGAGTTTCTCGAAACACCTGGAGATGGCGGGAGTGGCGGGGGATCGTTCTCCCCACCCAGCGGTCCCAACACTGGATCGAGTCAGCCAACCGGGGGGAGTTCGGAGTCTACATCCCCAACGGTCTATGACATTAACGATGACACGATGATTCGTGTCAAAGGGAATGACAAACCAGTCAGATTCACCGATCACGTAAAAGGCTTCCAGTCCCAGATGACCCGGGCGACCCAAAGGGCTGCCCAAATCCAGCGAGAGCTGGAACAAGCAAAGCAGGAAAGGGCGGAGTATCAGCGGCAGGTTGAACAGGCTCAGCACGGCCAAGGAAACGGTCAGCCGAGCATCGTAGACCAGTTGAATGAGCTCCCTTACTTGAGCGGTCGAGATGCCGCGCAGGTAATCCAAAACATCTCCACCCAGTTCGCACAGAGGGATCAGATCCTCCTGGCGGCTCTCCAGCGCATGAAACAGATGCAGGAAGTCGTCAACAACCTCAACACCAACCATGTTAACACGGGCTTTGACTCGAAAATCAACAGGTGGCTAGAGGAAGGCGGATACCCGAAGGAAGCGGCTGACTTGATGAAGGAAGTCTACCTCGCGTATGAGGGCGATGACCTTGATGAGGAATTCCCGGGAATCTTCCGGGATAGGTGGAATGGGATCCAGAAAGCTCTTGAAGGCGCACGGCAGGCGAAGGTCAATGCAGCACGCAAGACCCCGTTTGTGCCGGGCAGGGGTGGGCACGCAAACCCATCCAAGCCGTTACAGTTCAAAGGCGGCGAGTCAGCTCGCCAGATGGCCGATGAGCTGTGGGATCAGATGAAAGGGACTGACACGTAGGGTTTAAGGGGACCCCCTCCCCTTGTAATGGATTAGGATAATGGCAAACACAACGACAGCGGTTCAGGAGGCCCTTAAGTACACTTACGGGACCAACCGCGTGCTTTACCTGTTTAACCAGGAAAGCGTCATGTTCAATATCCTCTCCCGTGTGAAGAAACCAGTCGGCGGTCGTGGGCAGTTCATTATGCCCATCATGGTTAAGAACCCCGGTGGTTTCAGCGGCGTTGCGGAAGGCGGGACCATCCCGACTGCCCTCGATGCCGACACGACAGAGGCTACGTTCTCGCTCCAGGAATTCGTTGCGACCTACTCGGTGTCTTGGAAGCTCATCCAGGATGCACGCACCGACAAGTTCGCGTTCCAGCAGGCGATTCAGATGCTCGATGAGGGCCTGAAGCGTCGGATCATGCGGAATCTCAACAGTGACCTGATCGACGATGGCCGTGGCCGTCTCGCGGTCCTCACCGGCGCTGATGCGTCGGGTGTGGTCACTTCGGCGTTTCTCCCCCGCGTCGAAGTCGGGATGGTCGTCGACCTGAACGACACCGATAACGATACCCAGCACGCAGCGGATCAGACGGTCACTGCCGTCGACCCGATCGCTCGCACGGTCACCCTCTCGGGTGGCGCGGTGTCGAACGAAGCAGCTGGTGACTACCTCGTCATCGCCAACACCGTCGACGTGACGGATGTTGTCGGCCTCCACACCAACGGCATCCTCGGCGTCATCGATGATGGCGACCCGGCGGCTACGGTGGTTGGCAACTATGGCGGGATTGATCGTGACACCGCTGGCAACCAGTTCTGGAAGTCAGTGGTCCTGTCCAACTCCGGCACGAACCGTCCCCTGACCGAGGATCTCCTCCTCCAGGCGATGGACGGCGCACGCGAGAAGGGCAGCGGGATGCTGACGCACTGGATCAGCAACCTCCCGATCGTTCGTCGTTATCACGAGATGCTCGCGTCGGAACGGTATTTCTCGCTCTCCCAGCCCGGAGCCATCGGTGGCGGCATTGGCCGCAAGAAGATGGGCGAAGGCGAAGATGGCAAGACGCCGTACGAATTCAGCGGCATCCCCTGGCATGTGGATCCCTACTTCACGAACAACACGATCGTGGGTCTGGATTCCTCGCACTTCTTCCTCGGCGTCGGCGAGAACGATGTCCCGCGTCCGATCTCGGAGATTTTCGATGGTGTCGAATTCTTCAAGCGCGGCACGACGACGACGTTCCAGGTCGAGTGGTATTACCAGCTTGAGCTCCTGTCGGATAACCCGGCGGCGGGCGTCAAGTTGGAAGACATCGCAGAGAGCTAAAGGAGGCTGATAATGGGTATTTTCAGAAATCGGCCTACTGCAACTGCGGACGCTAACTACTCCGACGCAGCTCCGGGTCGTCATGGTGTGTATGGGGATGCGTATGTCGTTCCCGTCGCAGACGGCTGGAAGAACGCCGCGGATGAGGGATCGTATTACGTTGGCACGAACGCAGCGCTGGGGACGCCCGTCGCGGGCCACGCAGCGCCGGCGCTTGCCGACAACGACGATACGCCTACCAAAGCGCTGTTGCATATCTTCAATACTGGCCAGCGCAACATCGCAATGGACTACGTGAAGCTCCAGTTTGAGACGGTGAATGCTTCATCGACCTCAACCGGGTTCACGATGTTCGTCGACAACATGGGTCAGACTGGTCGGACTAGTGCAGGAACGTCTGTTGTGCCGGTCAACACCAACTCGGGTTGTTCCGTCGCAACGGGCGCTGCTTGCTACTTCGGTGCAGTGGCCACCTCGGTGACGGCGAACTTGGCGAAGAAAATCGGCCAGTGGACGGCTCGTCCGGTTATCGCAGTGACGGAGGATCAAATCCTGTTCCGCTTCGGACAGGGCGCGGCTCTCAATGCTCACGGCGTCATCACCGGCACGACCGTTGCGTCGATCCTCGTCAGTGTCGCTCCGGTGGTTATCGCTCCAGGAGGTAACTTCTACCTCTGCGAGAACTATCCCTCGGGCGCGATCACTGCCGCGACGTACGAATTCGAATTCGGATTCGTCGAGCGGTAATGTATAAGGAGATCCGGAAGGGGGTTGACGTAACCCCCTTCCTTTCTCTGATCGATCTGATCGACATCCGGTGGAATCCCCCCGGATGGGGATCCATCACCTCCCTAGACCTTCGGGGGCCTTTTGGCCCCCTCATCGAAGGGGAATGGGTTCAGGCAATGCTAGTGGGGATGAAACCCCTTTCCCTGATCCCCCTTCATGTGGACGCACCACAGAGAAGGAAAACCCGGCGGATCCACACGGTTCTTACCACTAACCCGGGTTGTTGGTCATTTCATAACGGAGATTGGATCCAGCTTCTAGCAGGCTACCAATACGAGATGGACGAAACCCAGCCACACGGGTCCGTCAACATGGGGGACACAACCCGATACCATCTGATTGTTGATCTCCTCTAGAAGAAAGGCCACCTTATGTGGTCTTTACGCATCGTCACGGAGTATAACATTCTGTGGCGGAATTTCCCGACCGAGAACGACGCTAGGAAGTTTGTAGAAGATATCTTCCTAAAAAACCACGGGCTCTGGTTCACGGAAATAACAGAAACCCAATCCTTCGGCGGTTTTCCCACCTTCGTCCCGGATCGTTACATGAGGTGGATTGAACTCCACAACCACCCAGCACCTTAACCCTACCGACGCTGCGGGGGATAATAGCAGCCTCATTCAAAGGACACTAAGATGGCATTTCTCATCAAGAAATCCAACAACTCCCGCGGCGCTGTCGCCGGCGGTCAGAACGCGGTTGTCAGCCAGTATATCCAAGTCTCCCGTGCGGCAAAGGCCCTTCCCCAGTCGGGCGTATCTGCCACGGAGCAGCTTTTCCGCGTCTACGGTGGACGCGTGTTCATCAAGTTCCTCGTCGCGGAAGTGACGACCGTCATCGAGGGCACGGATCCGGTGATCAAGGTCTCGGTATCGTCCCTGACCGACGCGGGCGTGCTTCAGGGCACGGCCTACGACATCGCTTCGACCATCAACCTGTCCTCGGATGAGGTTGGCTCGCTCTACATGGTCGAGGGTGATGGCACGGCGATTAACACCGGCAACCAGACCTCGGGTTCAATCGAAGCCTTCTCCACGGGCTTCATTATGAAACAGGGTCAGATCTACCTCACCACTGGTGCGGATAAGACCGGCGCGTTGAAGTGGGACCTTTGGTATCAGCCCCTTGATGCCGGCGCGTATGTTCTCCCGGTGAACACTGTAACGGCGGCGATCACGTAGTAACTTAACACAGGCCGAGGGGGAGGCAATCCTGCCTCCCTCCCTTTCTGCGTATCAGAAGTAAGGCACAGACAATGGATCAATTGAATCAGTTCGACCCGGTTACGTTCTCACACGAGGAAAACACCTGGCTCCTGGAACATCTCGGCGAGCCGACGGTCATTGCCCTCCGGAATCTCCGAGACGGCGTTAATCGCAAGCAGGTGAAGGAACTTCTCGATCGCGTGCAGGAGCTTGAGGAAATCAAGAAACACGAAGGACTCGATTGGATCGGCATCGATGCGATCAAGGCCGCGATCAAGACTTACCTGAGCACGGACTCCAAGTGGGAGCAGGATCACAAGCGCAACCCACGCGCTCCGAGGTTCCCATCCCTCTACAGCTTCGACAGCAAGGGTCGGGCACACATCGGCGGGCCGGGATCGGATAGTGGCCGGGTTCGGACTTACTTCGACGCCAAGGGGAATCGCGTCCCCTTTGCGATCAACCTTACCGTCGATAACATCCCCGACTGGGCCCCGCCTGGGTTCGGTGACGGCGGCACTGAGAAGGTCGAGAACGGCCTCGTGGTCAATGACACCGCGAACCGCATCGAGTGCTTCTGCGGCCACACGGAGCAGTTCAAGGCATCGTCCCGGTCATCGTTCGCCGCGGCTCGTGCAAGGATCAGCAAGCATCTCCGACGCGCCACTGAGAACACCGATCAGCATCGGGAGCTCTACACTGCCGAGTTCGGGGGGTCAGACTGATGTATCGCCAGCCCCAGCAGTTCAAACAGCCGATCGCACGGCCCAAGGCGCTTGGCCCGGAGTTTAACCCCTGGTTCTGGAATCCCAACAATGTCTCCGCCCAGTTTGCGCCGGATCACTTCCGGCGCAGGCTGTGGAGGGAGATGGATCCCCAGCTTGATGTAACGTGGAACCCCATCAACCAACGCTGGCAGGTGTGGGCCCGTAGCGAGAGGATGCAAAACCCCGTCTGCCGCGGATGGCGGTTATTGTTCATCCACAACGGCCCGGAAGGCGAATACCTCCCACTCGATGAACGCGTCTTTGCCCGTCTCCTTTACGCGTCGGCTGATGTCCACGGCTCGGCGAAGGCTTACTTCGACCGAATCGCGTCGGAATACCAACGGGATCGGGAAAAAACCGAGAAGAAAAACCTCGACGATCAGATTGATATGGCGATGCCTTACTTCGAGCATTCCCAGATCAAAGTAAGCGGGTTCGGCAAGTCGAACGGAAATAAGTTCGCCACCTATCACCAATAAGGCCTACGATGTCCGAGCAAAAATTCATCTACACCGACGAGACGGGATCTTTCCACTGGGAGCCGACCGGGACTGGGATTAAGATCCGCACCGGTGGGATCAACCTCACCGGCACGCAAGCCGCCGCTGCTGGCACCCCTGTCGCCGGCACGCTCACCGCGGTAGCATCGACCGTATCGGGGGATATCACCTCCACCGCAGGCAATCTCGTGATGGGCGCAACGACCCTCAGTGAGACCGACCTGGCGAAGATCGATGGGATCACGAACGGCACCGCAGCGGTGTCCAAAGCGTTAGTGTTGGATTCAAGTGGTGACTTGACGATGGTCGCCAGCCGAACGCTGAACATGAATGGCGGCCCGATAAGTAATATCGGCTCCATCACCGCTGGTAAGGTGAACCTTCGCTATGACCTAGCCAGCGGTTCCACAGGTGGAAACCAAGGTTCCTACCACTCCATCATCAAGCGGTCCTCAGCCAACATCAACAACAACACGGCAACCACGGTCCTGACCGCTTCGGTGCCGAACCTGAACAACTCAGCAACTATCAGGCTCAAGTTCCTAGCCACACTCGGTTTAACGGATGCCTTTGAATCAACCCGGTATGCTGAAGCGTTCATCGTCGTAGCGCGTATCGCGGGTGGTGCCACAGTAGTTACAGCCTCCGCACTTGCGAATGAAGCGATTGCAACCACTTCTGGTGGTGCGACCCTCACCCTCGCCTACGCGACGGGCGCTATCACAGGGGCAGACAGCGCAACCCAGACCTTCACCATCACGGTCACCATCGTCGCATCTGGCGCTACGAACAGCAATACCTGTCTCACGGTGGCCGAAGTGATGAATGAGACCAACAGCGGCGTCACTGTCAGCTAATCAGAACTGAATGGCATCTAAAGGACCTCGATGACCGGACAAGACCTCCTCGACCGGATGGAACTCCTCAACCAGGAATTCCAACTCCAAGCAGGCGAAGCCGACACGACAAGGGGCTTGCTTGCGATCAACGTCGCCATCGATTACTTTGAAGGCCTCGCCGCGGCCAAGAAGGGCATCCTCGGCGGGTCAACGGGGCAGCTTACGACATCCGCGTCTACCGAAACGACGACCTTCCCCAGTGGGGTCCTCCGTATCGACCGGCTTCATCTCCTGACCGGCAACGCCGGCTCCCCCAAACGGGAGCTTACCCGCGTTCATCGCACCGGTGGGCATGTGATGAACTCCTTCTGGCCCCATAACTTGCTGGAATCGACCTCCACCGGCGAGCCCCGCGGGTATTGGACCAACGGCACGAACATCTACTGGGCCCCTCTCCCCGATGGAACCTACTACATCCGCTACTACGGCTTCTCGTCCCATGCAACGATGGTGGCCGCGACGACCTTCGCCTACCCCGACATCGTCGCCCTGCCCATCGCTGCGATGGCGGTCAAGCTGCTGAAAACCGGCATCGACGACGACACCGAATCCCTCGACTCGATCGCCGCGATTACCTTCAAACCCGTGCTTGACACCCTGTCGAACTTCAACCGCGACGGGGCGAAGCCGTTTGAATACACCCAGGTGCATAACACATGAGTATCTCAGTTCTTAATACTGATGCCGGGCTCTCCGGCAAGACCATCGCCAACCTGGAAGATGCCCAGAACGTCACCGGCCTGAAGTCCTTCAACCGTTCCCCGAACGCCCCCTTCGCAGTCCAAGCGGCATCGGCGGTTGTGCCGAACCTCATCGCCGAATCGCTCTCCGGCGGTAGCGTGGCTGCGACGACCGGCACGTTTTCCAGCACTCTCGCCGTAACGGGAGTCATCACGGGCCGCACATACACCCCCTACACCAACACCGAAACAGGCTCTAAAAACAACTGGGCACCTACGGGGATCATCGTTGGGAATAACTACATCCAATGGAGTGGCGCATCGGACCTGACTGTCACGGGATTCTCGGGCGGCTCCGTTGGACAAACCCTGACTTTTCACAACTCAGGTAGCTCTGTTGCTCGTTTTGCCCACGCTAGTGGCTCATCCACCGCAGCCAACACTTTCTACAACACCGTCACATCCTCCAGCACTCCGGTTGCAGCGGGTGGACATGCTACGTGGGTTCACAACGGTGCGGTGTGGGTGATGGTTGAACACACCCAAGGTGCTGCTATCACAGTTGCTCACTCAGATGCCAACTTTTCGGCTGATGGGGTCGACGCGGATTGGGCTGTCGCAGTAGGGGATCAGGCTGCTTTTTTCTACACAGTCGAAAACAGAACCATCCGTGTGACACTTCAACTGGCGACAACAACGGTGGCAAGCACCCCAGCTGCGTTGAATGTGGTGGTGCCGGGTGGATTTTCGCTTGCTGTTACTGCAACCCAATATGTGTCTGTAGCATACGGTAACGATAACGGAACCGTACGCGACTGCATAGCTTATGGGACAGGAACGAATATATATCTCATTGTCGTTGGCACGACCTGGGCTAACTCTACCGATGGGACTTTTATCTACTTCTGTGGCACCTTCGACATAACCTAATGCCAGTTCCGATTCAAATCCAGCTCTACGATGCCTTCCTAGGCACGCAGGAGGGGATTCATTCGATCATCCTCCCGGACATATTCAGCTCCGGCGGGTCGAAGAATGTCTACATTGACAAATTCGCCCGTGTCGCGCAGATCGAAGGCTACGACAACGCGAACAGCGCGGCTTACACCACCGATACCGGCGCGACTGCGGCGAGAATCCGGGGTCTGATCCCGTATCGGTCCACGTCAGGGGGTTCGATCACCCGCAAGTTGTTGTTTGTGCTCGATGATGCAGTGAATGAGTGGGAAATCTGGGTTTCCAGCGACAACGGCGCAACCGGGACGTTTCTCTACGACGACGGTGCGGATGCGGTGGGGATCTCCCCCGACGCAGCTCAGTTCGGCGATGACATCTACATCACCAACGGCAAGATGGTCCCCCGGGTGTATGATGGGAGCACGATCGCCGCGGCTGGTGGGACACAAAGCCCGACCATCACCGCTACCGAGAGTGCGAACACCGGAAACCTCACCGGCAATTACCGATACAAGCTAGTATCGACGATCGCAGGTGCGCGGCAGATTGGCTCTGTCGCCTCGACCTCCGTTCTCTGCTCCGGCAAGCAGGTAAGCCTTGATTGGACCGATGATGCGGACACGGATGTCGATGGGTATGAAATCTACCGCACGACCGGGACCGGGACAACCTACTATTACCTAACCAGTATCGACGGTCGCACCAACTCGCTATACACCGACAACATCAGCGACATCACCCTGCTGGAACAGCGGATCATGGAGGAGCATGGCGATGCCCCTCCCGAAGTCTACTTCTGCGAGCCGCATAAATCCCGCATGTGGTGGATGAAGACCGATACTTACCCGACGCGGGGTTATTGGTCGGATCCGGGCGACCCGGAATCAGTATACGAGGAAAACTACCTCGACTTCTCCGATTCTGAAACCGTCGGTGATGAAATCACCGGCGCGCTCGGTAACTACGAAGGCTTGCTGGTGGTGTTCACCGAGAAAGCCGTCTGGACCGTAAGCGGCACCGGCACAATTATCGGCGACATCGTTGACTTCACCAAGACACGCACAAACGTCGGTGTTGGGTCGGTAAGCCACCGGACTTGCGTAAGGATCCCCGCTGGGAGCAAGTATTCGGATAGTGAAGGCAAGAAGCAAACCACCACAGTCGCGTCCCTGGCATACTTCACCCCTCTTGGTGATATCCGGCTGTTTGAAGGGGATAATGACCAGATCGTAAGCCACCCGGTTCGGGATACGCTCAGTGAGTTCAACTACGCGCAAAGGAAAAAGTTCTGGGCGATGGTCGACACGGCCAACGACCAGGCGATGTGGTTCTTCGCTACCGGCGCGAACGGGGAGTGTAACAAGGCTGTAGTGTGGAACTATCGCCACGGTGTGTGGTATGAATGGACCCCGCTCTCGATGTCGCATGGGGTCAACCTCGACTCATCCACCGATCACAGTGTCCTCCTGACCGGCGAGGCTTCCACTACCACCGGGGCGTTTATCTACAACTTCTTCACCGGGGACAGCTTCAACGGCTCTAACATCGAAGCGATCTGGATGACCAAGACCCTCTACGGGGTCGATGACCAAGGCAAGCCGGCGATGAGCCACCGCAAACGGTGGCGATGGATCGATGTCCTCTTCCGCATCGACGCGGATCGGGATGTGACGATCGAATGGCTCCAAGGCGGGTCGCCCAACAACGCATCGGCGATTGGATCGGCGACGATCACTCCTGATGCGGAATTGCTCATCACGGCGGACGGATCCACGATCCTCACCGCCGACGGGAGCTCCATCCTCCTCGCTGCGGCGACCGCCCAGGAGAAAGCCTTCCTCCACACCGCCGCGGGCGATTACCTGCACGATGAGGGGCTCAGGCTCCGGATCAGCACCAACGACACCCTCGGGGGATGGGCTCTTGAGGCATTCCAACTCGCGTACCAGATCATGCCGGGACTGAAGAGAAGGGACCAGTAAGATGCCAAAGCGTAAAGACCTCGGAACCGGCCCAGAGCCGATGGGGTTCGGGGCAAGGCTCCGATCCCTGATCCAGCAAAAAGGCGACATCGAGCTCCCCAATGAATCCGGGCAGATCGACCCCCGCATCCCCCGCACGGGTGAGGCGCTGCTCAAGGCGATGAAAACCTTCCGGGACATCAACCGGCGTCAGGCGGAGAAAAAGTAATGGCCTCCCTTCGTAAACCCCTCGGCACCGATACGATGATCGACCCCCCGATGGGGCCGGCACGGCCCCGGATGATCACCCCTCCTGGGCCCAAGCTGATGCCTCCAGGAGGCCTGCGGCCCCAACCGAAGGGGATAACCCCACCCGGACCGCCAAACCTTCCCAGAGGGCCTGTGAGCCCTCCTGGACCCCCTTTGATGCCGCGGGCAGGCCAAGGACTCGGCAAAGCTGGTCAAGGGGCCGGTGTTCCCGGGAATCCCAACGCAGGCCGGCCTGTTGCAAGGCCAGTGCCGAGGTCGATTACGCCCCCGGGACCGAAAAATCTCCCCCCAGCAAGGCCAAAGCCTATGCCGAGGATATCACCCCCGGGGCCTCCGAACATGCCCCCCAACCCGGTTGATGGGATCAACCCGCCCGGACCGCCCAATCTACCCCCGGTGCATGGTGGTGGTTTCAGCGACCGTGGGCCAATCCCCGAGCCTCCAATGGAATTCGGTGACTTCGGCAACAACGAGTGGCTAGGCCAGTTGATGAGAATGTTCGCCCAATAACATGGCTGTTAACCAGACCGTAGAAAGCCCAAATTTCGACAAGATCGCCTCCGAAGCAGGCCAAGTCACATCCGACGCAATCAATCTGCTCTGGTTGGCGATCAATGACTCCCGGGCGACCGAGCGGCGGAATGCCCGGCTCAATCAAGAGCGAGTATACCCAAAAGTCCTGGTGATGGTCCCGACCGCGACCGTAACAGACCTTGACTTACAAGGGGCATCTGTGCTATCATTCACAGGCACGACAGCAGTGAATGTGACGGGTTTCATCGCCCCGGAAACCAACCAGACCCGGATTGTGTTCTGCCAAGTAAGCGGATCAGCCACGATCACCTTTCAGAACGCTGTCACATCCCAGACCGCAAACCAATTAGTGCTCAGCACTGGTGCGGATACTGCCCGGGCGACGAATACCGGCATCGTGTTCGCGTATCTGGCAAGCAAGTGGCGTGAAGTAGCGAGGACTTAACATGGCGATTGACTGGGGCAAGCTGTTTGAAAAGAATCTCCCGACCGGCCTCATGGCG